TTTGGTCGATGCTACGCCTACCATCTTCACATCCATCCACGGAAATGCGGCAAAAGGCTTTATCTTACAGTCTGACCTAACGTTGACACCTTGCTATGTGGTCAAGGGGAATGGGATGTTTGCTCACGGTGACGATTTACACAAAGCCATGGCAGCACTCCGGGATAAGATGTTCGAGGATATGCCGGAAGAAGAACGGATTGCAGAGTTTATCAAGGCTCATCCGGAAAAGGACAAAGCGTATCCCAACCAGGATCTGTTCGATTGGCATCACAGGCTCACCGGCTCCTGAATGGCTGGCAGAAACGCTTTTGTAAAGGACAGGGGACTGACTCTGGATGGCGAAACAACGGTGACAGAATTCATTCGGCTGACAGAGAATGCCTATGGCGGCAGCACCATTAAGGCACTGAAGAAGGCGTACAAGTGAAGTTTGTGACTTCCTGTGACTTTTTCATGTTGCTTGTGACTTTTTGAGTTGGTATCATGTAAGATGAATAAGTGAGGAAAGCATCCGGTCAGAAATGGCTGGGTGCTTTTTCTATATCGTAAAACAAGCACCAGCGGATTACTTGGTTGCATATTACTTGTAGTCCGTCAAATACCTCCTCCTTTAGGGGCGGCTCCAATCGGGAGTCGCCTATGGTGTTTGCAATGAGAAAGGAGTGTGAGAGTATGCTGACAGCAAAACAGGAGAAATTCGTACAGAATATCATAGAGGGCATGAACCAGGCAGATGCATACCGCTCTGCCTACGATACATCCAAGATGACCGATAAAACCGTACATGAGAAAGCAAGCCTTCTGGCAGGACAGGACAAGGTGAGGGCAAGGATAAAAGAACTGAGAGAACAACTTGCCAACGAAGCTATTATGTCCGCTCAGAAACGGCTGGAGTGGCTCACAGGGCTGGTTGGTGACAACATCACACCAACGGAACACAAGCTGAGAGCAATTGACATCATGAACAAGATGACCGGCGAGTATGTGACGAAGATTGATGGCAATCTGAATGTGGCAAAGCTGGAGGATCTGCTGTGACATACACTGCTGACTATCTGGTCCAGAAGCGCAAGGACAAGTGGCGTGAGAACCACAGCATTGACTATGACAAGAAGCTGAGGCAGGCCATCGCCAATGAGATGCTGACCAACAAAGCACTGCTGGAGGAAGTAAAGCGATACCCGGAGAAGCTGATTGAGCTGGTATTTATCGTAGTGGATAAGAACCAGAAGACGATGCCATTCTTTCTGAATGATGTGCAGCATGAGTTCATGGATACGCTGAATCAGGCCATCGCAGACTATGAGGCCGGTATCATTACAGACATATCTCTGCTGGTGTTAAAAGGCAGACAGCAAGGCTTCACAACGCTTGTAACGGCCTATCAGCTGTCATGCAGTATTCTGAACCGCAACTTCCAAGGATTCACGCTGGCAGACAAGAGTGACAACTCAGAGGCTATCTTCCAGAACAAAGCGAAGTTCCCATACAGCCAGCTGCCGGATTGCCTGAAACCTACAGAGAAGTTCAATAACCGGAAACAGCTTCTGTTTGAGAAAATCAACTCCAGCTGGGCGGTGGATACGGCCACAAAGGATGTCGGCCGCTCCAGAACGGTCAACTTCTTCCACGGATCTGAGTGTGCTTTCTGGAAGGATGGCATTGCACCAATACAGGGTGCGCTGGGTGAGGCATTCACAAAGAACTGCATCAAGATATACGAATCAACTGCAAACGGCTACAACGATTACCAGAAGATGTGGGACAGCGGTGTGCATATCAACTGCTTCTATGAGTGGTGGAAGACGAATGAATACCGGGTCAGTTTCCGCAATGAGGATTCGCTGAAGGATTTCCTGCATGAGATAGATGCCAAAAAGGGATGGATATGGGACAGGCTGCGCTGGCTGAGAGATGATAAGCATCTGGAGCCGGAGCAGCTTTTTTGGTACTGGAACAAATACGACAGATACCTGGACAAAGACCTGATCAAGCAGGAGTATCCCTGTACACCGCATGAGGCATTCCTGCTGTCCGGTAAGAATGTATTCGATACTGCCATCATTCTGGATAGGCTGGAGCGGTTGCCGAAGCCCATGAAGGTTGGATACTTCCGGTATAACTACGATGGTCTGAAGATAACCAATATCCAATGGGTGAATGACAAAGACGGATACATCAGGATATATCAGGTCCCGAATGTACCAAGGATGACGGAATACTGCATAGGCGGTGACACTGCCGGCGAGGGTAGTGACTATTTCACAGGCCATGTGCTGGATGCCAGAACCGGAGAGCAGGTAGCTGTATTACGGCACCAGTTTGATGCAGACCAGTACACCAGACAGATGTATTGCCTGGGTGTGTATTACAAGAATGCGCTCATCGGTATCGAGGCCAACTTCGACAGCTATCCCATCATGGAGCTGCAGAGGCTGGGATATCCGAAGCAGTACACCAGAACAGCGCAGGATACCTATACCGGGAAGACCGAGAAACGATATGGCTTTAAGACCACATCGCTGACACGGCCTACGATTATTTCCCGGTTAATAGAGATCGTCCGTGAGCATTGTGAGAGCATCTGTGACCGGGTAACGCTGGAGGAATTACTGACTATCATCCGCAACGAAAAAGGCCGTATAGAGGCACCACAGGGCGGTCATGACGATATGATGATGGGTCTGGCTATTGCACATCACATCCGGGAGCAGGTGGTGTTCCCAAGCGATGTTATTGAGGTACAGCCACAGCATCATTTCAATGTCGAGCGGAAGATGGAATATGTCTACGACTATGGCGAGTCTATGACAATCATATAGGAGGACACATGGAAGTATTACTTATGGCTGTTATGGCAGCATCGAATATCCTGTGCTTTCTGATCGGAGCCAAGGTGGGACAGAAGGTGACAAAGGGCGAAGAAGTCCAGCTGCCGAATCCCATGGAGGCTTACAGAGAGCATGAGGCAAGGAAAGAGGCAGAACGAGTCAAGGATAAGATTGACACGATTATGCGCAACATCGATTCCTACGATGGCACCGGCTATGGTCAGGAAGATGTACCGAGGGGGTGAGTAAATGTCTGGACTGAATATTGAGGAGATCCGAGAAACGCCAATCTGGCAGCTGTACGAAAAGGGCAGGAACTACCACAGGATGACCGGCATCTATACGGATTCGGACAGAAATTACCGGATGTATAACGGTAACCAATGGGAAGGTGCCAAGCTGGGCGATGTGGAGCCGGTTCAAAAGAACTTCATCAAGCCCATCGTCAAGTACAAGGTGGCTGTCATCCATGACAATCTGTATGCTATCAATTACTCCTCCCAGAACTATGAGAACAGAGCGTTCCGGCAGGCGGCAGAGAGATACTGCACCATGCTGAACCGCTTTGCAAGCAATGTATGGGAAAGGGATAAGCTGGATTTCAAGGGCAGACGAATCACCAAGGATGCTGCCATCAATGACGAGGGCATTATCTACGTTGATTTCGACCAAGAGAAGATGCTCCCCATCAACGAGATCATCAAGAAGAACGACATCTATTACGGCAACGAGAATGACGATGATATCCAAGCGCAGCCGTATATCCTGATTCGCAAGAGGATGCCCGTTGTCAATGCTATCGAGTTTGCGTTAGATAAGGGCATGAGTGCCGACAAGGTTGACTTTATCATCGGTGATAACGATACCTTTGAGGAGAGCGGAGAAGCGGCCAAGATCGAGCTTGATAACATGGTTACTGTGGTCTACAAGATGTTCAAGCAGGATGGCACAGTACACTTCTCTGTTGCGACTCGGTGGGTGGATATCGTAGAGGATGTTGACACCGGGCTTTCGCTCTATCCCATTGCACACTTTAATTGGGAAGAGAAAGAGGGAAGCGCAAGAGGTGAGGGTGAGGTGCGATACCTTATTCCCAACCAAATCGAGGTCAATAGAACCGAGGTAAGACGAGTGCTGACGGTCAAGTACCAAGCATTTCCGCAGAAGGTTGTTGACGTTAGCAAGATTTCCAATCCACAGGCTCTCAATACTGTTGGCGGCACGATCAAGACGAACGGAACGCCTGTTGAGGACGTACACAAGATTGTCGGTGTGATTCCCCCTTCGCAGATGTCTCCCGATGTCAAGGAGCTTCAAGAGGACTTGATTAACGTGACGAGAGACCTTGCAGGAGCAGGAGACACGGCTACGGGACAAGTCAATCCCGAGAGCGCATCGGGACGTGCTATTTTGGCGGTACAGCAGGCATCCCAAGCACCTATGACGGAGCAGAAGGAGAGCTACAAGAACTTCATCGAGGATTTGGCACGCATTTGGCTTGAATATCTTATCGTGTATTCCGAGAACGGAGTGCAGATGGAAGAGAGTCAAACCGACCCCGAGACGGGAGAGGAATATACTGTGCTTGTTACTGTTCCGCAGAGCGCATTGGAGCGGTTGCAGGCATCGGTCAAGATTGACGTTACTCCAAAGGGAGTATATGACAAGTTTGCACAGGAGCAGACGATTGAGAATCTTCTCACGCAGGGATTCTTCAATGCGCAGAGAGTGAGCGAGCTTGCCGTGTATGCCGAGGTATTGGACGATGATTCGGTAGCACCGAAGATGAAGATTCAAGAAGCAATCGAGCATATCCGCGAGGAGCAGAGACGCATCGCCATGATCGAAGCACAAGCACAGATCATGCAGCAGAATGCGCAGCAATTCCTCTTTGAAGATCCAGATGGGCAGGCAGACCAAATTGCGGATGCACAAGCACAGCTTGAAGCGGAAGCGGCATTGGAAGCCGAGGAAGCGGAGTATGCCGAGGAAGAGGAAGAGCTTGACGAAGAGACCGCAGAAGCGGAAGAAGAGACAGACGAAGAATAAAGCATCCAATTTGGGTGCTTTTTCTTATACATGACCGAGCATTTATGTCATAAAACTGCATGGAATACGGTGAAGCAAACACCAATCAAAAAATGGGAAGGAAAATCGTTATGAATGAGAACGAAAACCTTGTACCCGTAGAGGGTGCTGAAAACGTGGAGCAGACCACAGAACAAACGCCGCAGGCAAAGACCTACACGCAAGAGGAAGTCGATGCCATTGTCGGCAAGAAGATTGCCCGTACCAAAGCAAAGGTAGCCAAAGAGTATGACCGCAAGTACGGAGACTTGATTGACGTATTGAAGCAAGGCACAGGCAAAGAGGACGTGGGCGAGATTACCGACACGTTCGGAAAATTCTATGAGGGCAAGGGAATCAAGATTCAGAAGCGGAGCGACTATTCTGCGCACGACCTTGAGACGCTTGCAAGGGCTGATGCTGACGAGATTATCCGCGCAGGCTATGACGAGGTGGTTGAGGAAGTCGACCGCTTGACGGAGCTTGGAGCGGAGCGGATGAGTGCAAGGGAGAAAGCATTGTTCCGAGTCT